ACCCATTATGGGGCTCGAAAGAGCAGTAAACTTTTTCATGATTACTTTCAGAAGTTTTATGATGATATTTTCTTTCCAACTATAAAGGAGAGGAAAATTAAGAATGTAATTCATCTTGGTGATTCTTTTGATAATCGTAAGAGCATCGATTTTTATGCATTAGATTGGGCAAAGCAACATGTATATGATAAGTTTAAAAAATTAAAGACAAAGGTTTATACTATAGTTGGTAATCATGATGTTTATTATAAGAACACCAATGAAGTAAATGCAGTAGATTCTCTATTAGCATCATACAATAATATTATTAGATATTCTGGCCCTACTGAAGTAGATATAGATGGATTTAAAACTTTATTACTTCCTTGGATATGTCAAGATAATCATGAAGAATCTATAAAAGCAATTAAGAATACAAAATGTAAGTCTGCATTTGGTCATTTAGAATTGAATGGATTCCAATTATTTCCTGGAATGATTCAGACAAATGCACATATGAATATGGATGTTTCGGTATTTACGAAACTAGATGTAGTATTTTCTGGACATTATCATACAAGATCTAATGATGGTAAGATATTTTATTTGGGTAATCCGTACCAAATATTCTGGAATGATGCAGGAGATAAAAGAGGATTCCATATATTTGATACAGAAACTTTTGAATTGGAATTCATTGCTAATCCTTATAACATATTTGAGAAAGTATATTATGAAGATAATAATTCCAAGTTATATGATGCAAGACATTTAAAGGATAAGATAGTTAAACTGATTGTACGGAAGAAGTCTAGTCAATTAGAATTTGATAAGTTTATTGATAAGATTAATAAGGCAGGTTGTTATGATCTTAAAGTTGTTGAGAATTTTGGTATTGATGATGAAGAAGTAGAGTTTTCCTCCGATGAGAGTGCAGATACGTTAACACTTTTAAATAAATATATTGAAGAGTCCGAATTTGATTTAGATAAAGAAGTAGTGAAAAACATTATGAAGGACGTTTACAGAGAGGCCTGCGAGTTCGAGTAATGTTTGTTCTTGCTATACAAGGAAAAGAATATGAAGGTGCATATGCTGTCACTGATCCTGAAGGGGAGAAGGCATTGTATCTTTTTGAGGAGGAGGATGATGCTCTTCGTTATGGTGGATTATTGGAAGCAGAGGATTATCCACCAATGAGTGTCATGGAAGTTCCTGACCAGCTTGCAATAAACACCTGTAACATGTATAATTATAAGTATGTAATCATCACTGAAGATGATTTTGTGATTCCTCCAAGAGTGAATGATTTTATTCAAAAAGATAAGATGGCGTAATTTCCTCTCTACAGGAAATCATTTTATTGAAATTGATCTGAAACAAGAAAAGACCAGTCTTATTATCGGTACTAATGGTGCTGGTAAGAGTACCATATTGGATGCCCTTACTTTTTCATTGTTCAATAAACCTTTTCGTAAGATAACAAAGGGTCAGTTAGTTAATACTGTAAATGAAAAAGAGTGTTTAGTAGAAGTAGAATTTGATATTGGAAAAACGGAATGGAAGGTTGTAAGAGGAATCAAACCAAATACATTTGAAATTCATAAAGATGGAAGTGTACTCGATCAGGCTTCTGCAGCGAATGACCAACAGAAATGGTTGGAAGAACAAGTCTTAAAGTTAAATTATAAATCATTTACTCAGATTGTTATATTAGGTAGTGCATCATTTGTACCTTTCATGCAATTGAGTGCTCCAGTAAGAAGAGAAGTTATAGAAGATTTATTAGATATTAAAATATTCTCAGTCATGAGTTTACTTCTCAGGGAAAGGATGAGAGGAACTAATGAGAGAATAAGGGAATTATCTATCCGTAAAGATCTTCTAGAAGAGAAGATTGATATGCAAAATAGTTTTATTCAAGAATTAGAAGAGACTGGTAAAAAGAATGTAAAGGATAAGAAAGATAAACTTGTCACTTTGTCACAGGAAATTAATGCATATGAAGGGGAGTTACACGAGATGAGTGATGAGTTAAATGTGCTCAATAAAGACGTAGAAATGTTTTCAGGTAGTAACAAAAAGTTAAGAAAATTAGGTAACTTGAGAGGTAAATTATCTCAGAAAGTATCTACCATTACCAAAGAGCATAAGTTTTTCACAGATAACACGGTTTGTCCTACTTGCACTCAATCCATCGAAGAAGAATTTCGTATAGATAGAATTAATGATGCTAAATCTAAAGCCAAAGAACTTGAACAAGGTTACAAGGAATTAGAAGAAGCAATCAGACTTGAAGAGGAACGAGAAACTCAATTCAAGGAGTTCACAAAGGAGGCATCTAAACTAACGCATGAAATTTCTAAAACAAGCACAAGGATTTCTGGACTTGAAAATCAAACCAGAGACATTGAACAAGAAATTCAAACTATTACCGAACAACTTAAAAACAGAACTACTGAAAGGAATGCGTTAGAAAAATTACTAGGAGAACAAGAAGGCCTCCAAAAAGAACAATCAAAGGAAACTGAGAGAAACGTTTATAACGAATTTGCCCATGCCTTGATGAAGGATGGTGGTGTTAAGTCTAAAATAATCAAACGTTATTTGCCATTAATGAATCAGCAGATCAATAAGTATCTGCAGTTGATGGATTTCTATATCAATTTTTCTCTTGATGAAGAATTTAAAGAAAGTGTAAAATCTCCTATACATGATAAGTTTAGTTATGAGTCATTCAGTGAAGGTGAGAAGATGAGGATTGACCTTGCACTTCTATTCACATGGAGAGAAATTGCACGGATGAAAAATTCTGCTAGTACAAATTTACTTATCCTTGATGAGATCTTTGATAGTTCTCTTGATGGGTTTGGTACTGAGTACTTTACTAAGATAATCAAGTATGTTGTCAGTGATGCCAATGTGTTTGTCATCTCTCATAAGACGGATGACTTTATAGATCAGTTTGATAGAGTGGTTAAATTTGATAAGGTAAAGGGATTCAGTAAACTAATTGCTTGATAATGATTAATGTTTTTGGTGAAGAGGAATTTAAACCTCTTCGTAAATATGGTAAAATTATTCCTAACTATTTTGTTTCTAAAGATGGTAAGGTAATAAGTAGGAGAACTCCAACAGAAAAGGTTTTAAATCCCTATTTTTATAAAACTGGTTTAAAATATGGAAGTTTTATAGTATCGATAGACGAGGATACTCATAAGGAATTATTTCCAAATGATACTCATGAATATGCTGTTGGGGCAACTGGTGGTAAAAGACGAAGAGGAAAGAAGAAAAGTATTCATAGATCACTTCTAGTTCATCAAGCTGTAATGTGGTCTTGGAAACCAATTGATGAATATCCTCCTGTACCTATGGAGGAGTGGGATCAAACACCAGAAAGTGTTAAAGATATTGTAAGAAAAAGTATTTGTATTGATCATATTGATGGAGATTCATCTAATAATCATATTGATAATCTTCTTTACACTTCTCAAGCAGGAAATAATTTTTATAGAAAAAAACAAATGGATACTTGACATCAGATTCAAGATCTGATACAATAAATACTCCAACGCAGGGATCTTATGACTATAAAGACCTTTACTCTAGAAAAGAAGAATCCCAAGCACTCTCAAGAGTGGTCATGGGATGAAACCCCTGAAGTACTTAAAGCACTGGAGACACTCCATGAAAGTTCCAAACTGGCAGCATCATTCCAACAAGGAACAAAAAAGGCATCTAAAGCCCCAAATGCTGCGACAAGCAAAAGCAAAAAGAAGACAGTTGATAAACCGTCTACAGAAGCGTCCTAACGGACGCTTTTCTAGTATAATAGGTATATCGAAAACAAAAGCAGATGACAGTTCAACACGAAATCAAATCACAACTTGCAAAACTTCTTGCTACTGAAGACCTTATAGTAGAGCACAAGCAAGTACAAACAGCACAGTTTAATGTTGGTACTCGTGTATTGACACTACCATTATGGGATAAAGCAAGCAATACTGTATATGATATGTTGGTTGGACATGAAGTAGGACATGCATTATTCACACCAGATAGAAACTGGTATACTGAGGTTCAAATACCACCACAGTTTGTAAATATCGTAGAAGATGTTAGAATAGAGAAATTGATGAAACGCAAGTATGCAGGCCTTGCGAAATCTTTCTACCACGGTTATGAGGAACTAAATGATGACGATTTCTTTAACATTATTGATGAAGATCTCGATTCTTTCAATCTTGCTGATAGGGTTAATCTACATTTCAAGATTGGTAACTTCGTTGATATACCTTTTTCAGATGCTGAGAAGGAGATTGTCAAGGTAGTAGATTCTTGTCAGACTTTTGATGATGTTCTGAATGCATCGAAAGTACTTTATGATTACTGTACAAAGGCAAATCAGGAAGCAAAGGAACAAGTATCTCAAGATGGAGAAGGTGGAGA